AACGTTCGACGCGTCAATACCCAGAAGCGCAAAGAAAAACGTACTTTCAAGTGTGGTTGAATACAGGAAATATTTTTCAATAGATATTTAATTAACCGCGAGGGGCAAAGCGGTCCGCCCTCGCCGCTACGGGACAATCGCAGTCCCGCCCCTCAATTTAACTACAGGATTACAATGAAGGTATTGAATCTATATAGCGGAATAGGAGGAAACAGAAGATTATGGCCTTCCTGGGCGAAGGTTACAGCAGTAGAAATAGATCCTAATATAGCAGGGATATATCAACGTTTCTTTCCTCATGACGAAATTATTGTAGGCGATGCACATCAGTACCTGTTAGATCATTTAAATGAGTATGATTTTATTTGGTCTTCGCCGCCGTGTACAACGCATTCACGTATTAATCATAATCTTAACCATAAAAGGAAAGGCATAGCTAATTATCCTGACATGCGTTTATATCAAGAAATAATTCTATTAAAATATAATGCTAAATGCGTTTTTTGGGACAATTAAATCTAAGAGATAATAAATCAAAATTATAGAATCAAGGAGAGTATCAATGAAACAGATGAAAATTAAAGAATATATCGATTCGCTGCGCGAAAGGCACGGCGAGAAAATAGAAAATTGGAAAGTAATATGTCCCGCGTGCAAATGCGAGCAAACAGTTCAGGATTTCCTCGACGCCGGTATAGATATAAAAGACGTATTCAATTACTTCGGGTTCAGCTGCATCGGCAGCTTTACTGAAGCTAAAGGATGCGACTATACGCTCGGAGGATTATTCGTAATTCACGATGTCGTAATCATAGACGACTCCGGAAACGCGCATCCCAGATTTGAAATAGCATAGGGGGGGGAGTATGTTATCATTATCAGCTAAAAGTCATTGGAGATTAGCAATAAAATCTGTTAGAAAGGCGCTTAAAGTTACATTAAACGATATTATACAGCAAATCAGAGCCAGGAAATATATAAATAAAGTACACGACGATAATGAACGTTCAAGATTATTCTGGCAAATCTACGAGAAAAAACGAAATTGTTAGAGAGCCGGTTATGAAATACAATATTGAGGAAATATTAAACTACTACAAGAATCGCATAATGGACAGAAAAAGCATAGTGGCGCAATATGGAATAAATGAAATGTATCTATATAAAAAAATAAAAGAATCCGGCATGGAATTATGGGATACCAAGCAAAAATTTAACGTCGAAGAGATCATTGAAATATATAAGAAGAAAAAAATGACCAGGCAGCAGATACGGAGGAAATATGGCATTTCAGCTCAATATTTATCGAATCTACTTCATAAGAATAAAATTAAATTATGGGATAAAGAAGGAGCGAAGAAAAAAAAGGGGGGGAGCAAATATTTCACCTGGGAGGCATATAATAATAATATAATGTGCAAGCACAATGCGTAAGAGAGAAGGATATTACCCGGAAAAAATAAGAGACTTGGCATATCTTGATCAGCTGGAAAAATTAAACAAAAGTCAGCGCAGGGTTTATAATATAATCAAAGAATACGGACCTTGCAGCACCGAATTTATCGCGATTACATTGAATTGTTATCCGCATCAGATAACGCCTCGCGTTTACGAATTGAGAGAAATGGGACTTGTATATTTCTATGACGTAGGGATAAGTCCTACGAGCGGGAAAGCGGTAAGTTTATGGAAAGCTAAAAAGATAAGCGAACAACTTAGGTTAGATTTCCAATGATAACAAAAGAACAAATAAAAAAAATACATACTCTTAAAAACAGACTTGGATTATCAGACGAAGAATACGGCGCCGCTTTGGAAGGCTACGGAGCTACAACATCAAAAGAATTATCATATGAAGACGCGCAGGATTTTATAAAAAAGCTGGAGAAACTATTGCCCCCGGAATTGAAGAAGATGCGCAGAGATAATATTCGCCGGAAATACGACGAACTCGGAATACGTTATAATGAAAAACTTAAGGAGCATTACGCAACTCCGCGGCAACTGAGAATGATCGAAGCGATGTGGATGACGTCGCGCCGAGTTCATAATAAAACTGAAGCAGCTTTTCTCTCATTCGTCAAACGAATAACAGGGAAAGAGCGCCTTGAATGGCTGCTTATTTCTGATATTAGGAAAATAGTAAAAGCGATAAAATCATTATAAAGGTATATATGGAATGGTATAAAAAAATAAATTATAAGAAATTTCTAAAAGATGATCTTTTACTCCTTGAAGAAATAGTGGGCATTGATACCTTAATGAAATTATACGAGATATTTGCTAAAACAGGAATATATTTTTCGGAAAAACCCATTATGCAAATGAAAGAGGAATATATAAGAAAATACTTCGGTTCTAAGAGTGAGAAGGAATTAGCACGGGAGTTAAGAGTAAGTGAGAGGTTAGTTTACAAAATCGGTGCACAAAAGATTACATTAAATAATCAACAAAATTTATTTGATGATACAGAAAATAATGCAAAATGAATTTAAATCACCAGAAATTATTGAGCTCTTAAAACAGAGACTTCAGGATAAAAGCAAATTAATGGCTGCGGTAGCAGAAACTATGCGAACGGCAATATTAAAGAATTTTGAAACGGAAGGGCGACGAGTTGGCAAACAATGGCAAAGATTATCACACGAAACAATAAAACAGAGACAGAGTAAAGGATATTGGCCTGGTAAGATATTGCAGAGGACCGGGCAACTTAAAAGAAGTATAATAAGCAGCTACGGTGAAAATTATGCACAAGTAAGCACAAATTTGATTTATGCTGCAATACAAAATTATGGCGGGATAATACATAGGAGTTCACTAAAGACTTTTTTAAGAAAATCGAGCTCGGGGAAATCGACAAAAAGACCTAAGCAGAATAAGATGAGTTCTATAAGGATACCAGCCAGACCGTTCATGAAATTAAATGAAAATGATATTAAGAAGATAAAAGAGAAAATAATTTCGGCATTGACAAGTAAGAGATGAAATAATAAATTTGTTTACCGACCTTTCAGTTGCCCCGTGGCGTTAACTGAAAGCGGTGCCCAGCAAGGCACGGGACTTGAAAAGGCTGGGCGTCATTTCCAGTATTTTAAGTAACCTTTCCTCAATTTATCAATTTTACCTCTCTCACGTTCGAAAGCATTCCAAAAAATAAAGGAGTCTTTCTCCTGCCTTAAAACAACAAAAATATCTTCGTTTGTATCTTTGTCTTTGAATAATCCAATATAACTTTTTCGCAGTTCAATTTGTCCTTCTTTGTTAATATATTCAGATAGCCAGATTTCGGAAGGGTCTTGCAATGTTGGCTTTATGTAAGATGCATAACGTTCCCGCCCATCTTGCTTTTCGTAAATATGTTTTAATCTATCTAATGTAAATATACTTTTATCATCGTCAGCCGTATTGAGCACAGAAAAATCAGATTTGGTAAGATCAAATTCTTTTTTGAGCAGCTCAATAAATTTCTCCTCGCCTATCTCTTTAACAGAGGGCAATTTTTCTGGTGAGGGAATTCTATTTTTTATATCTTTCACAGATGGTCTTGCAAAATCTTTATATGTTGGCTGATTGTCGTTAAGCTTGAGATTCCCTCCGAATGTAGTATCAAACTCAAGCGCTGCTTTGCCCGGATTATAATCCCAGCCCTTGCCCGGATTTAGCTTGCGAACGAGTTCATCACTGCCTCTGGTTACTTTTAGATTCATTTCTTTTAGGTCATCTTTATCAAGAGGGATTACCGTACATCTGCAGCCCCAATCGTTTGGCGGATAAATTTTATCCCAAATAGGATCGTCAGCGCGGAAAACTTTGCCGTGTAATGCCCTGTGTGATGGTCTTGTATTACTATCGAGCACGGCATTATACATCCAGTAAGGTCTGTCTTTTATATTATCGATCATGGAACGATAATGGCCGGCTTGATATGCAACGGTCATATTTGTTCTGTATATTGTCCTGAGACGCCATGGCGAACCGAGAAGCACTTCTTTTTCCGGGTCAATATTTGGCGGCAGTGGAAAATCCGAAGGAACATCTTTTGCTTTAACCTTCCCCCACCAGCCTTTAGCTTTTAAGACCGGTTTTAAGTTTTCTTTGAATTGTTGGAATGATAAGCCTTCTTCCATTGATTTTTGTAGTTCATCCCTTATATCGGAAAGAATATCGAGTTTCATTGCCTTCGTAACAGTGAAAGCTTTTATATGAGATTCCTCCCAGGTATCCTTCCAATTCCAGGAAATTTTATAGCCCTTATTTCTATACCAATCAATAATTTGTTCAGGCTTAAGACCTATAGCGAGCTTTATATCAGGATAATCTGCCATTTAATTCGCTAATGAATATTAATTTAGTTAATAATTCTTCAAGTTGATTCGCGTTCATTTTCGGGTATAGTTTCGCGAGATTTTCCATAATTATATCATAAGATTCGCCTTCATTAATTAGCGATATAATAGGTTTTAATGTCCCTTCAATCTGCATTTGAAGAAGTTTATCCGGGATTTTATCTAATATATCGGCGCCGGCTTTTTCTGCAAAGGAACTAATATTATCAGCCAGGTCGAAATCATCCTCCATAAGGTTATAGTTCTTAATATAATATTCTTTCGTAAATTTAACGCCGGTGTTTACCAATATCTGATCCCTCTCGGCCAATGTTTTGTCGACGTCCTCTTCTTCATATAATATGAATTTCGGCTTATTATTAGAATTAAAATTTATTTCATAAATTAAATTGATTAATCTATTAAACGCTCTTTCTACCAATCGTTTGTCGGATTGTTGAACTAAATACAGCATATCGCTCATGGTTTTGGATGCGGAATATGCTCCGACATCTTGAACTTCTGTAGTCAGCGTTTGCGTTAATATAGCTTTGCTTATTTCATTATTCAGAAAATTCATTAATTCTTTAAAAGTTTCTACGGAACTCGTTTTGGATGCTTCTAAAATTGAAACGGATGAGTCATCCGGAATTACAGCTACCGCATCCTGTATCATATTTTTCAATGCATCCAATAATATATTAGTATCTTCTTGCGATGTATTCCTCGGCTGTTTTCCGAATATGAACGGATTGCCGTATTTCTCTGTGAACATAATCCAAAATTTTAATCCGCCTCTCTTAAACGTTACAGGCCAAAAGCATCTTGATAATAATCTTTGTCCATACGGATTTTTATAAGTCGGTTTATAACGAATAGTGATAAATTTTAAGGGATTCAACAACTCCCCGGTATCATTTATTTTTTCCGATTTAAGACGCAGATTATTATAATCGTCATAATAGAACCATTCCAAAGGTTTTTCTTCTATCTTCCCTGGAATTAAATAGCTGCCGTCTTTTTGCCATACAATTTCGAGTATAGTCTGTCCGAATAAAGGAGCATTTAATATTTGATCTATAATATTTTCAAAATCAATATTATCGAATATTTCTTTAATTATCTCATATTCTTTTGGGTTGCTCTCTTCCTGTCGTAGCTCCCAATTTTGCGCTAAAACTCCTGCTTTTCTCTGTTGAATAGTCGAAAATAGGTGAGAGTCAGTGAGTAAATCTTCGTATATGGTTATATCTTTGCCCATTTTGCGCAACACAGGATCCGGGTCCGGAAGCATATTCCAATAGGTTATCATTTGCTGAAAATGTTGTCGTATCGCTATTTCGGATGTTAATTCCTGGACTCCCATTTATACCTCAATAATAATTTTCTATTAATTTATTGCTTTCGCGCTTCATTGCGCTTTTTACAATAATTGGCCCCGATGCTCCTTTTGCGGCATAGCAGCATAGCGCGAGAGCCCAAAATCTATCCGCATGGCCGCTTACCTCGCTCTGCTGTACGTCAAAACGAATATTGTTGGAAGCTGTCGTTATTTTTCTAACGCTATGAATATCTTCACGTATATTTTTATCGGCAGGAATGAAAATTTGTTTGTCTTCCACTAGTCTTAATAAATTATAAGCGAGTTCTTCTTTAACTTTGCCGGTGAATGTTATCGGTTCGACCCTGAAGCGACCGAATTTATCCTGAGCTTCTTCTGCAAGCTGCATACCCAGGCCAGTGGCATCAATGCATGCGCGCCTGAAGCCGGGCAGGCTCATATAGTTGAATAATATCTCTTTCTGAATTTTGAAAGGGGTTTTTTCAAGTTCAATTTCCTTTCGCGTAAATAAGAAATTCTCTTTTTCTTCTGCAATCCATATTACAGTTAAATCTTTTCTCCGTCCAACGTCCACGCCAATATAGAGATTTTGTACGTCGTATAATTCATCTTTCAAAATGTCATTCCTCTCAATCGAGTATATCTGCTCGTAGCTAATAAATGCCGTTGTTTCGTCTATTGGGATGCAGCAATATTCTTCCAACCAGGTATTATTATCAAAACAATCTTCTTCCTGCTCTTTCAGCCAGTTTTTTATTTCTTCTTCGGTGGCTTTACGACCTAATATTATATCTACCAAGCCATCATTAACAGCGTCGAATATTGTAGTAGTATGGAGAGACCATTTAAGTTTCCCAGCTTTAATCGATTCAATAAATTTAAAGAAGAGGCTTTGTTTACCATGATCTGTAGATATTATTCGCAATGGGAATCCCCATGTTATCACAGGCTTTGCCGCTTTCCATAACGCTAAAGCGTCATTATGCCAGGCGAATTCATCAAGCACTACTTTGCCGCCCTTGCTTCTGAAAGCCTTCGGATTACTCGAAAGAGCATTTATTCGCCGCCCGTTTGAGAATTCAATCGTAAATGTTTTTATTGATTTATCTGATTCCAGGGCTTGCTCTCCAAGATCTCGAGCGCCTTTATCGAAAATTCTTGCCCATTGAGCACAATAGATTATATATTCCTTCGCTGCCGATTCATCTGCAGATGAAAACCATACAGCGGGGACATCTCCTTTAACAACATCATAAACATCTTCAAAACTTTGAACATATGTAGCTCCTATCCTACGGCTTTTTTCCCAGATTTTAATCTGGCTTTTGTCATTGAGCCAGTCAATTTGATATTTTAGGAAATATTTATTCATATTTAAATATATTCAAACTTTTGTTAATTTACAGCTGCTACCTTTATATAGGATTGTCGGATTTGAATGACTCGTTTTTTGTGCCCATAATAATGAGAATACGCCGCCGTTGATGAATGTTATTAGTCCCTCTATTTTAATACATGTATGATAAGAAGTAGAAGAAATCCAGAAATTTATAATATCATTCCCTGATATTGAACTATACAAATTTCCTATATACATCCTCTGTAGAAAATATGTGGTTCCTGAAGGTATTGTTAAATTAAAATTAATACCACCATCCTGTATATATGTTATTAAATTAATACTAACGAGATAAGTCCCCGCTACAACATTTAATCCCATATTTGCATCTTGAAAGGAAGTTGTATTAGAAATACTTTGATCGCTGGTCTTCATAGCAATTAGTTCTGAACTCTCTGAAGCATCACTCCAATTTGGTGATCCGCTAACAAGTTTTAATATCTGCCCATCGCTCCCTTTCGGTAACCTTTGCCATGCAGATGCCCCACGATATAAAATATCACCTGGCGAAGCTCCCACAAGTAAATCAATAAATTTACTTTTTATTAAGCCCATAAAGCCTCCGTTAGCTTAATTTGCTATAAGTTACTCTAATTACATCCCCGGCTTCAAGTATTCCATCAAGTCCTAATCCCGACCAGCTTACTTCTTTTGTGGCAGTATTTACGATATAATCTATTCCGTTGTCCTGCACTCCGCCGCCTATGACATCCAATGTTACATAATTTTGATTCACGGGTGTGTAAGTTAAAGTAATTTTTTTATTTGTTATATCCGTTGATGACAGAGTAAATTCTTCAACAACTCTTTGCTCAACCTGAGATATTCCGCCGATGTCTACCCAGGAGGATGTATCTCCGTCATAACTATAAGCTTTATCGTTACTTTTACGGATCAAAGTCCAGTTATCTTGAGGAACGGTATAATTCCAGGTCGCGCCGTCATATTCGGCAATTTTGTTGATATTCGTTCCGTCGGTTATAATATATCTGTCGTTTGTTTGCGGGGATAACCCATCAAGAGTAGACTGATCAATGAAATCAATAACCGGTTGTTTCCACTTCAAACCCGCTACTGCATTATCTACATACGATATAGATGCTTTTTGCGATAGTTCATTCGAAATTTTTGAAGAGCTCCATAGATTATCAGTTGCTGTTACAGTATCATTTACTTTTACTTCAAGCCCATCTACTGTTTTCTGCAATACACCACCACTCTTAATTTTTACTTCTAATTCCTTAGAAGTGTTACTTTTGAGCGTATCTGCGTTCTTTTTAATAAATCTTGCATCAATTATTGCCATGTTATTTCCTCCTTATAATAATAAACTTTTATTTTATCGCCTATCATTAATTTATTTTCCAAATCCAATCCAGCCCAACTAATCTTCCCCTCGCTATCTATTATATAATCAGTCAAATATTCTGCGATGAAACTTGCATTTTCAATCAATACTATAATTTTTGATTTATCCGCGACCGTTGAAAGCTGACTTATTATAATATATTTATTGTCAATATCGACTTGCGAAAGCGTATATTGGTATGAATTCGTTAACCCGGTCGAATAATAAATCGAACCGCTCGCGATTGTGAATTTAATTTCTTTATTCTGAGCGCTAATCCCAATATTCTTTCTATCTACTATTATAGTTATCATATTATTCTACAATAAATTTGTTATTATTCAACCATACTTCTATATCGCCGTTAGGTCGCGTGACTTTAAGATCATAATAATATGTTCCTATGGGCAGCTGTAACTCAGACGGCGGCATCTTAATTATTAACCAGCCGGGGACGCTTATATCGATGCCTTCGGTTTCATTTAATATTTTTATTTCTCCTGTGGAATTAAATATTTTCAATTCAATGTGCCAATTTGCAAAATCAATTGGGACGTCGTCTTCGAGCACATTTAATTTTAAATTAAAAGTTTCGCCCGAAGTATGATAAATATTCCCTCTCTCGTCCATCTTTGTCATAGAAGCTCCTGAAGCGAGTTTTTCGTAAAAGGTATATAAAACATTGCCTTAATGATTTTGATTGATTTTGAACGCAATTAAACGGGTTTTGAACGCATTTAAGATTAACCTTTAACTCGCAATCTCAGTATAATTTAAAATCAATTAATTCCTAACATATCGGTTATGAACTTTATAGTTTCGTTACTGATTTCTTTCGGTTTATCCAATGGTTCTGTCCCGGAATCTATTCCTTGCATTAATTTAAGAGCGCTGAGCGCTTTTACTACAGCATATATATTATGAGGAGTCGGATTTGCTTTTGCTTCTTTAATAGCTACGCGCGCTATTTCTCTTATTTCATTCTGCAGGTCTTCATTCTCTTTAAGATATTTTTCGCGCTGTGCATCCCAATTATTCTTAATCTTCCAATTGTACAGAGTCTTTCTCGATACTTGTTTCTTGAGTAATTCCACTATAGCGTCGAGCGAAAACCCCTCGTTTACATATAGACGTTTTGCTTCTTCGTATAACGCTGCATTCTTCATAGGTTATACGTCGCTTTAATCTTATATATATGATTTGATATTTCGCGCGCTTTCAATTGCAGATCCCTGAATTCTTTAACCATAAGCAATGCTTTCTCAAGCTCAAGATCAAGGAATTCACTATAAGGATTGAGCAATTCACGCAATTGAATCAGCATCGATTCCGCCTTCATCTCGCATGTTTTATATTGTCGCTCCAGATCGGCAAGCTTACCTTTAGCGATTAATAGCTCATTGTTCATTTTTTCTCCTGTTATAATCTATTTTTGTTTCCAATCTTGTCAGTATTCCAATAAGTAACTCTTTGTATTTAATATCCTGCTCTATTTGTTTGAATAATCTTTCAACAACGTCTTGATATTGTTTATTAGTCGTCTTGAACGTTATATACCAAATCACAAGCACTATCAACGATATGCCGCCGTTTGCCAGGATTTTCAAAATCTCCGGAGTCAAATCCATCAATGCCTCTTTTTTAGGCGAAATATATTAAATGGAATTTTGTAAGGATTATGAACGGTGCAGTATAGATATGAATAGGCGAAGAATAGATTACGCTCGTAAAATTAAAACAGTGAAATCAAATTAACAAGAGGCAAAAATGAAATGGTTCGCAATATTCAAAACGGGTAAACATACAGACAGCAAAGGCAATACTAAAGAATGGACAGAAGTCGATCTTGATAATATTGTAAAAAAATACGACCCCCAAAAACATGAAGCGCCCATTGTAATAGGGCACCCCGAAACGAATGCTCCCGCCTTCGGATGGATTGATAAATTAAAAAGAGTCGGCGATACTCTTTATGCGTTGCCAAAACAACTTGCATCGGAGTTCGTAGAGCTGGTTCAGAAAGGAGCTTTCAAAAAACGTTCGATTAGTCTCTATCCCGACGGCTCGTTAAGGCATGTAGGATTTCTGGGAGCCGCCGCGCCGGCTGTTAAGGGACTGCCCGATGTGGAATTCTCCGGAGATGAAAATGTCCAGACGCTCGAAACAGAAAATTTCAATGACATTGATGAAGAAGACGAGATATTGAAAAAAATAAAAGAACTCGAATCCGAAATATCTCAGTATCAGGAAAAATTGAAAAATTTCGAGGAAATGAAAAATAAGGCTGCCGAAGCGGAAAATTTGAAAAAAGAGCTTGAAACCCTGAACGCAGACAAGGAGAGCTTGAAAAAAGAGATTGAACAAATTAAAAGGCAGAATAAAATCAAAGAATTCGCAGAGTTTGTGAATAAAAAAATAGAAGAAGGCAGGCTCTTACCGAAAATGTCGGGCAATATCGCTAAGCTGTATGAAGTTGTCTCTTCTATTAATGCTTTTGAGTTCAGCGAAGGTAAAACCGAACAGCCGGAAAAATTATTAATGGAATTCATTGAATCTTTGCCTGTATTAATTAATCTCAATGAACAAGGCAAAAAAAACGAAACGCCGGAATTGCCGCCTTCGAAGATTTTAGCCGATGAAATTCGTAAAAACATGAAATAAATACAAAAAAGAGGTTAAAATGAAATTAAATCAAATATCCAGCCAAGATACAACTACTCAGCAAGTAGTAGCGCGAATGATGGGGAAATCGCCCGTTTTGGAATTTGCAGAATTTTACAGTATTACGGGCAATGCTGATTATACGCGTAAGGCAGCAACTGCCAGCGGCGGACAATTCAGAGCTCTTGACAATGACTTCCCTGATAATAAGATAACGCCTCAGTTTGAAAACCCGACGTTGAAAATCCTTGGCGATAAAGTACAAGTTGACAGAGCGCATGAACGCCGAGGTAATGACGTCGCAAGCGTTAGAGCTCGCGAGCTGCTTAACTTCGCCGGTTATCTGGGGTTGCAATTTACGCATTTCTTCTTTAACGGCCAGGAATCCGCTACCGAATTTGCAGGTCTTAAAGAAATTATGCCGTCAGGTCAGATAATTTCTTCCGGAACTAACGGGCTGAGCGTCCCTCTGGGGAATAGCGATACGGCAAAAAGCGCTCAACAGAAATTCCTTGAGTTGATCAACAGATTAATACATAAAGTTTCCGGAGGCGCTCAAGTGCTATATATGAATTCATATGTGCTGTCAAGGTTAACTACTATTGCGCGTGAATTCATCCGCTGGGAGAAGAACGATTTCGGTATGATTATTCCATATTTCAACGGCGTTCCTTTGCGCGATGCCGGCTATGATAAGGACGGAAACGACGTAATTCCTCAAACCGAAACTGTTGGCACAAGCACAGATTGCAGTTCGATCTATGCAGTCCGTTTCGGCGAAGCAGCTGATTTAAGTATCGCAACGAATATCGGCGTAGAAGTAAAAGACCTGGGACTTGTAGGAGTGCATTATACGCATAGCGTGGAATTCGACGCCGATCTTGCTTTGCTGAATGATAAGGCTTTGGCAAAACTCGAAGGTATCAGAATACCGTAAATAATTAAAAATCAAATGATATAGGATTGGGGAGCCTTTCCCTAAATATCTCGGGACGCTCCCCATGGACTTAAAAATGTATATCGATTTCGACATATTGAAACAATATATAGACGAGCCCGAATTAATCAATCTTACGGATGATAATAATACGGGCATAGTTAATATTGAAGTTCTTAACGATATGATTAGTTCGGCAGAGGCTGAGGTGGATAGTTATTTGAGAGACCAATATCCTTTGCCCTTACAAACTCCCGTTCCCAAATTGATAGAATCAATATGCGCAGATATTACTATTTACAACTTATATAAACGCCGCAAAAGACTCGATATGCCTGAGTCGATTAGCGATTTATATAAATCCGCGATTGATAATTTGCTTAAGATAAGAAGAGGAACAATAATATTGAGTCTTCCAAAAAATGAAACGGCCGGAAACATCAAAGTAAACAAAACTGAAGACGATAGAATATTCACTGATGATTTGTTAGATAAATTATGATAAAAGAATATAAAGAGATATTAAAACAGAAGCTTGAATATGCGATACAGCAAAATCTTGAAAGCAGTAAGCGAATACCCGTTGAATTGCCCGTCGCATTGGAAAATTATGTATTGCGACATCCAGTTGGAGCTTATTTAATTATATATAAAGGCAGTAATTACGCTAATAAGGATTTGAAGAATGCTGTAGCACAAAATAGAGATATGGAATTCTATGTGGTAGTCGCAGCCAGGCATCGAACCGACCATACGCCCGAGGACTATCTTGATTTTGCGATTGATACACTGAGCGGGATTGAAATAGAGGCTATCAGAACAGATAGAAAAATTTATTGCAAAGAAGACGAATGGTTGAAAGAAGAAAACGGCGAATGGTGGTATGCCGCAACTTTCGTAGTTCCAAGTGAATTCTTCGAACAAAATTTAAGAGCTCAATGAAAAGATTAACACAAAATTTTACGCTTGATGAATTTATCCGCAGCTCCACTGCAAAGCGTCTTAATATAGACAATACGCCTTCTGACGAAGTTGTAAGTAATTTAAGAGCATTATGTGAAAATGTATTGCAAAGAGTAAGAGATTTCGTAGGAGCTCCAATTAGAATAAATTCAGGGTACAGAAGCGAAAAATTGAATAAAGCCGTAGGAGGCAAGCCTAATTCCCAACATCTCAAAGGCGAAGCCGCCGATATTGTACCAATGGATGGCAATATTAGCGTTTATGAGTTGTTTAATACAATTAAAAAAATGACCGAAATGGGTATAATAACCGTAGACCAGTGCATATATGAAATATCTCACGAAGTCGACTGGATTCATGTAAGTTATACTAATAGACGTCCCAACAGGAATATGTTTATTGAGCTGAACGTATGAAAAATATATTAATCATATTAGTCCTTTTATCTGTATTATCGTGTAAACCCGAAATCAGAGTCATAGAAAAAGTAAGGATTGATACAATAAAAGTAGCAAGCCCAATAATTGAAGATACTTTGTTCGCGAATGTGATTAATGATACGACAATCACAGCAAACAAAATAAAAGAAAAGGATACAGTTGTTACGGTCAAATATTATCCAGTTGAGAAAAAATTTTACATAAAAGCAAAACCGGATACTGTAACATTATTCAAGATTGACACAGTTAACACCACTAAAATTATTGAGAGAAAAGACTCAATAATTAAAATAATGTTTGCCATGTTGATAGTACTTCCTCTTATAGTATTTATAATATTTCTTATTAGATTAAAAGGATGAGGAGTCTAAAATGAAAAGAAGAAAAACAATAATAATGCTGATCATTATCTCGATGACAATGATTTCTATTATGAGTATTATTTGTCCTGGTATTTCGCCTCCATTACTCGCAGCGATAACAGATGGAGCCGCTGTCAATACGCTCCAGAACGTTTCTATGCCGGATGATCTCTTCGCTTCGATTTCTGCGCTCTCTGCCGGAATTCTGATCATTACGGCATATATTAAAAAATTATTAGGCACTCAAGACGGGCATACTATCATAATCAGCGGTGTTATAGGATTAATTTTAAGCGCTCTCGGATATATCTTTAATCTTGGGATATTTAATCTCGTCGAGTGGTATTATATAATAATATACGGACTTATATCAACATTAATTGCAAATGGTTTATCCACTTGGGAGATAGTCAGACAAATATTAACATTCTTTAAGTTGAGGATACCAGAAGGAGGATAAAATGCCTTACGCTCCGGCAGGATTAAAACAAATTGTACTTTGCGACAAAGGAACTTTGAGCACAACCCCGGTAGACCCAATCGCATTCGGAATTCGTAAAGATGCAACATTGAAAATAAGTCATTATAAGCAGCAGGAAGATAGCCGCAAACGCAAATTCCGAAATGCAATCAATTTTAATCTCGAAGGCGAAATGTTGCAGCCTACGATTTTCACTCTTAAAAAAATGCTCGATTGGGTAAACGGGAATGTAGACGCGCAGATTATCACGCAGAAACAGAATGCCTCTAACAAAGACGTCTTCAAATTCGATAATGGTAAAGAATTCGGATTGGACTTCGATTTGACATATGATATGGACGGACGCAGATGCAAAATAACACTAGAACGGGCATTGCCATTTGAGGACGCAGTTGCATTCATAGATACCGCCGACAATACTACAGAAGTTACATTCCCTTCCATTACCGACGACGGCACTGATCTTACCTTATATCGCGCAGCCAGGCTGGACAAAATTGAAAAGCCCGCTACGGTATCGCTCGGCTCGTCTATATATTTTACTGCACGCTCACTCAATATAAAAAACGAGAGCAAAAAAGCAGAGGAAGTGAATATGTCCTTAACGGATAATATTATGATCACTCTGCAAATTACCGGAAGAGAAGCTTCAATTCAAGATCTTGTTAATCGTCTTAATAAAGGTCTGCTCGATCCTGTAATATGGCAGGAAAAGAATGCAGGCAATTACTATGATAAATTCGATTTCAATGCTAATGTATTATCACAGACTGACGAATTCATGATTAATGACGACGAGAGAACTCTTGCGATAACGCTTGAAGGACGCGTGCCGTTATATTCGATACAATTCCTTTATGGCGATACAAACGGCGGAGATGTCTCTGATACAAAGGGTACGACCGGCGGAACTGTCAGATTCGGCTATTAAGGAGGTTATAATGAAGCTTAAAATTAAAATAGGTAAAGGAAATTATTCGGTAAGAACTTTCGATAGAAACAATAATGAGATATTCTATACCAGTACGCGCCTCCAAAATATTATTGAAAACGATACATTGAACTGCGATGTGCCCGAGGAATCAATATCTTATCTAATAAAATCAATCCCGGGGAATAAAATCGTCAGCAAAGGCGAAATAACAAAGATAAAAGAGGAGAAAAATGTACCAGATAAACGGGAAAAATTATAAACTGAAAGAAAAATATACCCTGAAAGAATGGGGGGAGATAATTAAATTATTATCCGAATTACAGCATGGCGATAATTCTCCCAATGCATTAATATCTTTGCTCGCAAATGGTTTATTAATTCAATTATTGAATCTTATTCTTGACAATCCCATTGAAGGCGAATTGTATGAGAATGATATTGATACCATAACCAAAATCATAGAGGATTTTTTTTCGCGAAAAGAAAGTTTGATAAAAAATATCGAGAACGCCTTATAAGATTAAATACTGAGATAAAACGTTCTGAAAAAGAACTTGAAGGCTTCAGCAAGTTAGACGTTATACCTTATAGTCCTCAAATCGATTTTAATGAAATAGATTCTATTAAATATGAACTCGCCGAAGGAGATATTAGCAAAGCTGCATTAATAGAAAAAATTGATGTGGCAGAGTGCTATGATTATTATTATATGAAGCGAGTAAAATATCTTAATATGTTGAAATTCAGGATTGCGGAATGGAAAAAATATAAGAAAAGTTAATCGTCGTCATAATTTCGAAATGGATCTGAATCAATAGGCTTAATTAAATTATTCGCCAAATAATAAGATATAATTAACGCTATAATTATTATAAAATAAGTCATTTTACGCCTCCTTTTTAATTATAATGAAAAGACAATTAAGAATCAATGCCTGACAACGAAATAAAATTAAAATTAACAATCGACGGGAAAGAATCGATTGCAACCCTTAACCTGGTTGAAACCGATCTTAATAAACTCGCATCCAAAATCAGACAGGCGGGCAATGAAAGTCGAAATTCGGGCGAAAAAATGGTGCATTCTTTCGCCCAGGCGAGGAATCTGATTCAAGGGCTCCAGGAAACATTTAGCGTTTTATCCGGCTTGTTTGCAACGCCTATAGACATATATGTGAATGATGAACAGGCAAAAGTCGCTTTCGAAGTGCTATTAGGGAATGCAGAGAAAGCTACTGAAATGATGCGGGAATTGAGGGAATATTCAGCTAAAACGCCGCTCGAATTTACCACTTTACAAGATGCAGCAAAAACGTTACTAAACTTCAATATCGCCGCCGAAGAAATATTGCCTACATTACGCATGTTAGGAGACATCTCCGGCGGGAATGCGGAGAAGTTACGATCTCTAACGCTCGCATTTGCTCAAATCCAAAGCGCCGGCAGATTGATGGGTCAAGACCTTCTGCAATTAATCAATGCCGGTTTTAACCCTCTACAGGTAATTGCCGAGAAGACAGGCAAATCTATTGCAAGTCTTAAGAAGGAAATGGAAGCAGGGAATATTTCCGCCCAAATGGTCAAGCAGGCATTCATAGACGTTACGAGCGAAGGCGGAAGATTTTATGGAATACTCGAAAAACAATCTGAAAAGCTCGGGGGAAAATTATCGAACTTCAGAGATGCCTTGGTGAATGTTCAAAGAGCTACCGGAGAATTAATCGGGAAAGCTCTTGCCCCTCTACTTGACGCTATTACAGAAATTATTAATAAAATAAACAAACTATCTCCGGAATTATCCGGGCTTATAGGGCTTACTTCTACCTTGACAATTGCAATGGTAACGCTTAATGCGACAGGCATTACTGCGGTTGTAAAAAATATAATAACAGGATTTATCCCGGCGCTAACGAAATTAAAAGTAAGTCTTGCCACCTTGCAGATTAGCATGGGTCCGGCCGGTTGGCTCGCTCTTGGTCTAACGGCAATCGCAGGTTTATGGTTCAGTATTGCAGAAGGCGAAGAAAAAGCGGCGGAGAATCTTAAAATTTACCATGAAAATTATAGAAAACTAAGACTGGCTGAAATCGAAAAAGAATTAAATCAAAAAGACATTGATTCTACGCGTAAATTCCTTCTGAGTCAGGAAAGAAATAAACTGCTAAGCGAATTAATTGTACGTCCGCATACTCTCGAAAATACGCAATCTACCGGCGGCTCAAAAAATGAGGATGAATTAAAGAAAGAATTCGACTTATTGAGACAAAAACTTGAGCTTAGACAAGAACATGAAATGAATATGCTCAAGATAGAGACGGATAATGAAAATTTAATAACGTTATTACAGAGACAACATCTGGAAGAAAGAAAAAAATTATATGAGAAATACGGCCAAGATATAACAGAAATTAATTACAGAATTACTGAAAACGAATACAAACAATATAAAGATTTGACTGATACTAATATTAGAGGATTTGAAACCGCTGAAAGACAAAAAATACAAATAAAAACAATCAGCGCCGAAACATTGAATTATATAGAAAGTCAACATGCTGAAGATTCAAAAAAAATAACGCAGGATTTAACTGAATTCGAAAAATGGTTATATAGCGAAGAGGCTACATATAGAATGCAATTGCAGGCTCAGGTGCTTAATTTCATTGCGGCGGGTTTTAATCAATATACCGTGATGGCTAAATTAGCGGCAATGTTTAACGCATTTCTGAAAGCAAAAGAGGCATATCTGACGGCGCTTGCCGCTTTCCCGCCGCCATTCAATTATATCGCTGCTGGAGCCGTAGCAATAAGCGCAGCCGCTCAAATTAAAGAAATTGCTCAGGCTAAACCGCCACGGTTCCAGGAAGGCGGAAGACTTAAAAAAGGTGAAATCGGATTTTTCGAAGGCTGGCATGACGAAATAATAGCGCCCGAAAAGACATTCATTGAATTATTCCGGACAGAACTCAGACCTCAAATATATGCAGGGATGGATAATAATAATAATGTTCTAATTGAGGAATTGAGAAAAATGAACATAAAACTTGAGGAATGGCCAAATCAACTATCTTTCAGATTAAAAGGTTATGATTGGGTCGCTGGATACGAGAAAAATAAAATCAGGAAAAATAAATTAAAATTTTAATATGACAGGTATTAGTATTATACATGCAGAAACTACTACTCCCGACGGTCTGTTATCTATAGATATTGCTTTACAAGCTCATAGCCTTGAATATATTATTAGCGCAATAATTAAGGATATTAGCAATATAACATTGGGCTCTGATGAAGATTCCGATATAATTTTCTTCCCGGGCGAAATCAATATTGAATTATATTTTAATATGCATATAAAGGATATTATAGAACTATTCAAATATGTTAAAGATAGGATTGAGAATAATTGGTGCAGCGTATACATAAAGTTAAATGATGATCTGATATGGCAAGGCTACATAGATAAAGACCCCGAGACATTATCTCTTGATGGGAAAGTAATTAAAATGACTTTTTTAGATCAAACCACACGATTGAAAGAAATCGATCCAAGAACTAATCCATTTGGTTATGCAGATTTGGACGCTACTAGAAAGATTCCCGACATAATTCAGGATTTCTTTATTAACCCGATCTTCGAAGATGATAATTATATAAATCAGGTACAGATATATTCTACTATGGAAGGCAGAATTTTAGTGGGCGCCGAGTATCTAACTTTCCCCTTCTCAGAATTCAGAGCGGCGCTATCTTTTTATTTCAGCGCTGATAATAATTATGAAGATTTATTGAGTCTTCTTAAATCAATATGTTTAAATTATAATTTAATCCTTTACATCGGCTTCAATCGAACTATTTATTTATTACCTAGATTTGCAGAAAATAATATTATAAGAGAAATCAAAAAAACTGAAATATACGAGTCCCCGGAATATGAAATGATTGATAGGATCGCAGGCATTAAGATTAAAGTATGGAAAGGTTCTTATCCGAAAAATAACGAGTCTAATTATTATATTGAAACATATGGTAACTATACGGAAGATGATGACCATTGCGAAGAAATTATTATTGACCAGCCGGCGGGCACATGGCCAGGCGGAGGTTTCTCCGGAATTGCAATTTCATATCAATCCCAGATCTATTGGGTCGAATTTAACCAAATCACTTATAAAAAAATTGACGGCTCTAATGCCGGATATAATTCTCTTTATTATTGGGCGGGCATTCAAAACTGGGATTATATTAAATATCCCAGATTGAAATGTAAATTAACCGTAAGAGGAACATATAATCAATGGTCGCCAAATCAATATTATAAATTATACGACTCTGATATACTATTCCGCGCAACGAAATTCGAATATGATTTACTTAAAAATCAGACCACTATATATATGAGAGAAGTTGGAGTGATCCCTAATAGTCGACGTCTGCTCGAAGATGGAGCATATAGATTGTGCGAGAATGATTCAATAAGATTACTCGAAGAACTAGGAGGCGGACAAATTGTAGGGGAAACAATATACAGAACACTCGAAGACGGATATAATCGACTTACCGAAGATGGAAATAAAAGAATAATATAAAGGAGCTAATAAAATGGCTGACAAAAAAATTACGGAATTAACAACTATCACTCAAGTAGACCCGACAGCGGATTTGCTGGAAATTGTAGATGCAAGCGAAACTGATCCGTCGTTAAAAAACAAGAAAGTGACGCCGCAAACATTAATGTCCGGTGTTAAACTGGATCAACTCGGCGAGCCTACAGACAATGCGAATCTCGACGTTAATACTGACCGTCATGGACTTATGAAAAAATTATCCGGGTTAGCGTCACAATTTTTCAATGGTTTAGGCAATTGGGTTAAGGTTAAGGATACAGATCTGGAATTGCAAGATGAAGCGACTCAGAATGCTACAACTGCAAGGCATGGATTTTTGAAAAAATTGAACAATCTCGCTAATAATTTTATGAATGGTCAAGGGAACTGGGCACAGATTAAAGATACTGATTTGAACTTGCAAGATGAAAGTACAACTAATGCCACTACGACAAGACATGGATTTCTGCCCAAGCTTAGCGGCAATAGCTCACAATTCCTTAATGGAGCCGGACAATGGGCAACGCCGAGCGGGGGAGCGAGCGATAAATATGCAGATTATTTCCCTACTTCAGGATCACATAGGCCCTATAGAGAAGTCATATTACCCAGTTATTGTAAAGAGAAAGAAGCATTACCCCCACGCCCTGATCCAAATACAGCTGGATTACAATTAGCTGAATTTGAAGATTGCTCACAGATATATAGACCTGTAATTTTACAAATAGGGAATTTATTACATTTATATTACTCTGGGAATACGCAAAAATATCAAACAGATGAAGCGGACGCTGAAACTGATCGTACAAAATCCGATTTCTGTAGAGCAGATAGAGTATTCTTAGCCGTAAAACATATTAACGACCATTTTTTTGAAACGCCATGGCAAAAACTACATAATGGTAATAAGCCCGTCCTTGATATTGATACAAATATCTATGGCGGAGGTTATGATGTCGGGAATGCCTGGCTCAGAAGTGTTATATATTCAAACATCCAAGGCAAATATATAATGGCTTATGTAGGCGATAGTAATTATGGTGGCGGTTTACATTCGGCAAGATGGTGCTTTGCCGAAAGTACAGACGGAATAAATTGGAGTAAAAAAACATTCAACCCGATTTCATCTATTGCCGGCAGCGGCTCAAAATGGATGTTCGGAGGGTTAATTGAAATTGGCAGTTATTTTTATTTATTTTCTCATGCTGCAACTGCACAGTCAATCGCTTTATATAGAAGCTCTGATTTACAAAATTGGACTTTAATTAATTCTAATATATTGTCATCTTCCTATTGGTGTATGGGGCCAAAAGTAATAGATAATACCGTATATATAATATTAATGAATACAACGACGGGAGCATTAGAATTAAGAAGTGTCTCTACTTCCAATGTTGAAAATTCCGGCTCATATACCAATCATGGTACATTACTCTCAGGGAATTCAGCTTATAATGAAAATCCTGATGGTCTCTCAGGTAATCCCAAATTGGTATGGGGTGAAATACATAAATTAGAAACTAATAGATGGATTGTATTATATTCTTATTATAAGAATAGATTTGCGCGTTATCCTTATGTAAGAGAAACAGGAATTCGTTATATTTCATTCCAGAATTCTATCCCTAAACCAGCATAGGATTATTATGATCACAAAAATTGCAAAAAAATATCTCCCCTATCAAATTAGAATTATATTTAGGAAAATTTTATTCCGATTAAAATATCTGTTCCAATTATTTAGAACAAATTTCAGAGATGATAATGTTTATTGTCCTATCACTGGTAAAACTTATAAGCAATTTCTAAAATATAGGAACGATTTATTAACGCCGGATAATGGAGCCTGGCGAAGGCATCGACTTCTATGGTTATATTTGATTAATGATACAGATATATTAACAAGGAAAGATAATTTTAAATTATTGCATCCTGCCCCCGAATTATGTTTTTACGAAAAATTCAAAAATAAAAGAAATATTGATTATTACCCATCTGATATATCAGAAAAAGGATTATTGAAAATTGATTTAACAGATATTAAATACCCGGACAATTACTTTGATTATATCATATGCAATCATATATTAGAACATATCACGGATGATAAAAAGGCTATTAATGAATTATATAGAATATTAAAGCCTATGGGTATAGCAATTATAATGGTGCCAATTAACGAGAAATTTGAAAAAACTTATGAAGACCCTTCTATTATTACGCCTGAGGAAAGGGAAAAGCATTTCGGACAATGGGACCATGTTCGATGGTATGGGATGGATATTAAAGACAGGTTGAGGAACTCCGGATTCTTCGTAGAAATGATAAGATATTCTGAAACAATTACATCAGAGAAAAGAAAGAACATGGGTATATGTGAAGATTTTATTATTATTTGTCATAAGAGAAATATATAAAGTGTGTCATATTGGGACATTTGTAAAATTAAATTAATTATACAATGGATGCTCTTTAATATACAACTCTTTTTACTGTCAAATTGTCAGAATATACTAATGAGACAATTAATCTATTATTTATTTTTTTGTTGACTTTTTTGTGCCAAACCATCTGCAAATTTTTGCCAAATTGGTTGCAAAGTTATAGGAAGAAAAATGAAAAA